GTGCTACGCACAGGCAGTTGAGATAGGGTGGTGGGGATATGCCAGGGCCTGCACGCATTCCAAATGAAATCAAACGCAAGCGCGGCACGCTGCGAGCTGACAAAACTGCAGCCAATGTGCTGCAAGTTTCCCTGCCTAGGGCTGCAGATTTACCGGCACCTGAGGGGCTAGGCCCTGTTGCTACCCAAGCGTGGGAGCGAATCACCAGCCACGCTGGCAGTTGGATTGCAGCTAGTGACCGTGAGGCGCTCACGATGCTGGTGCAGGCTATTGAGTTTCACGCGGCGCTCAGCTCGCAGATTCTGCGAGAGGGTGCAGTGTTACAAACAGACAAAGGCTATGCTTATGCACATCCAGCTGTAGGAATGCGGGCAACCGCAGAGGAGCATATTAGAAAATGGATGAGCCAACTGGGCTTGACACCGGCAGACCGCACCAAGCTGGGGCTGGCAATGGTGGAAAGCGTAAGCAAGGTAGAGCAGTTCAGGCAGCGCCTTCAGGGCAAGGATGGCCACCCCGCTGGCTGACCCCGCTAGACCCTGCTGACCTTGAGCGCAGCCTTGGGGATGTGGTAGCTGACTTTGCTGAGGCACTGGTGCCTATTGCCAAGGATTCACTAGGCGGGCTGAGCGGTGAGCCGCTGGTGTTCAGGGAGTGGCAGCGCAACCTACTGCGCCATATGCTTTCAAGGAAGGCTGACCTATCGTTTACTCACCGCTTTTTTCTCGTAGGCGTAGCACGCAAAAATGGAAAAACCGCCCTTGCTTCTACGCTACCAATTTTTTTTGGCTTGTATGGTGACAAAGGTGGGGAAATCTTAAGTGCAGCAAATGAGCGAGAGCAAGCCAAACTAGTATTTAGCCACGCAAGGCGGGCAGTTGAATTAAGCCCAGAGCTTGGTGAGCAGATAAAACTTTACCGTGATGCAATGGAGTTCAAGGGCACCGGCACGGTATACAAGGCCATTAGCGCAGAGGCATATAGCAAGGAGGGCTTGAATGCCTCACTGGTGCTGTATGACGAATTGGCAGCCGCGCCTAACCGTGAGCTGTTTGATGTGCTGAGCCTTTCAATGGGCGCACGGCGCAGCCCGCTCTTTGTGGCAATCACCACAGCGGGGCAAAAGGTTGACACCACTGGGGTTGACTCCATTGCCTACTCTCTCTATCAACTTGCCAAGCGCAGAATTGCTGGGGAGTCTGATGACACCAGCCTTGGTATGGCGTGGTGGGAGGCGGCAGAGGATGCCTACGCTGATGAAGCCAAGTGGGTTGATGGCAACCCAGGCTTGCTTGGTGCCGTTCCTATCCTCAGCCTTGATGACCTGAGCAGCGCAAAGCGCCGCACGCCTGAAGCTGAGTTTCGTACCAAGAGGCTTAACCAATTTACAAGCACCGCTACCGCCTTCCTGCCAAACGGTGCGTGGGAGGCGTGCGCTGATACCACGCTAAGCCTGAGCAAAGATGACCCAATTGTTGTGGCCTTTGACGGCAGTTTTAGCAATGACAGTACCGCCATTGTGGCGTGCCGCATTAGTGATAAGGCGCTGTTTGTGCTTGGGCATTGGGAGCGCGCCATTGACGCTGACCTTTCCTGGCGCGTGCCGGTTGAGGAAGTTGAGGCACGAATGCTAGAAATCTGCAAGCAGTACACCGTTACTGAAATCACCTGTGACCCATTCCGCTGGCAGCGTTCAATGGAGGCGTGGCTACAGATGGGCTTGCCCATTACAGAATTTAGTCAAAGCCCCGCTAGGATGGTGCCCGCCACTAGTTCAATGTATGATGCGGTGGTGAATGGCGAGCTGAAGCACACTGGTGACCCGCGCCTCGCTAGACACGCGGCAGCAGCCACACCTTACTTCAGCAGGAATGGGCTGATGGTGAGAAAAGAGGCGCGCCAGAGCAACCGCAAGATAGACTTATTCGTGGCAGCAATTATGTGCCATAGCCGTGCTGGTACACTAGCAACTACGGTTGCACCAAAGGCTGCGGCTGCGGTTCAGTTCATTGAGCTATAGGGAGAATTATGGGGATTGTTGACCGCATCCTTGGGCGTGAAGTAGCAACTGAGCAGCGCATTGTTGCGCCTTGGTGGCCATCAGACCTGCCACAAAAAACAGCCGGCGTAAACATTACGCAGGAAAATGCCACAGCTATTGGTGCCGTATGGGCGGCAATTTCTCTCTACAGTTCTACAATTGCCTCACTCCCTTGGGGGGCTTACATTCGCCAGGAGGGCGTGCGCACTCCAGTGAGCCGCCCACGCTGGATGGATGTGCCGATTCCAAATAATCCTAACTTCACAAGCTTTGATTTCAAACACCGCTTGGTTTCCAGCCTGCTAATTGACGGCAATGTTTTCGTGCTGGCACTCAGGGATTCATCAGGCAATGTAATTGAAACACGGATTCTAGACCCACAAAAGTGTGAAATCCTTACAGGTGAAAAGGGTGAGCCTATTTACAAAATCACCACAAGCGAGGGCACCAGCACACTAGGCACTGATTCAATTGTGCATATTCCACTATTCGCAACTGGCGAGAATCACAGGGGACTTTCGCCAATTGAACACCACCGCGTAACCCTTGGGCTTGCTAGCGCAACGCAACTGTTTGGCGCTAAATTCTACGAGCAGGGCGCTACGGTTGGCGGTGTGGTGAAGGTTCCAGGCGAGCTGACTGCTGAGCAGGCGCAGTCATTGCGTGACGGCTTTGCTCGTAGGCACGAGGGTGTTGACCGCGCTTGGCGCGTTGCGGTGCTAACCGGCGGCGCAGACTATTCGCAGATGAGCGTAAAGATTTCTGACCTGCAGCTTGTAGAAACTCTGCACTGGGGCGTGGAATCCGTTGCTAGAATTTATGGCATTCCTCTTGGCTTCCTGCAATACCCAGGCGGCAACACAAGCTATAACAGCCAAGAGTCACTTGGGCAGGCTTGGTTGGCCCTTGGGCTAGCGCCAATGCTTGCGCGGCTGGAGGCTGGGCTACAGCGCCTCATTGCTGGTGACACCACATTTATTAAATTCAACACTGCAGCATTGCTGCGTGCCACACAGGCTGAGCGTATGGCTAGCTATGCCCTTGCTTTGCAAAATGGCATCCTTACGCTAGATGAAGTGCGCACCTATGAGGATTTGCCGCGCCTTGCTGTTGGCGGTGATGAGCACTGGAAGCCATTGAACATTGGTGTGGTTGGCGAGCCAGAGCCGCTGCCGTGAGCTACATAATCACAGACATTGACTGCACGCTTACCACGAGCGGTGACACGCCACGCCAGGATTATATTGACTGGCTTAAAACACGCGTGCAGGATTTTGCCGCTGAGGTGATTGTAGTAAGCGCCCGCAACATTGACCGCCTTGCTGAAACTGAAAAGTGGCTTGAAACCAATGGCGTGCCATACAGCCAGATTTACTTGCAGGATTTTGGCGAGAGCAACCCAGCAGTCAATGAGGCCTTTAAGGCGTACAAGTATTCAAAACTTCAGGAGCAGTACGGCGCTGAAATTGAGCTAGTGGTTGACAATGACGCGGAGGCGCGTGATGCCGCTGAGGGTATGGGCATTGACGCGTACACCCCTGAGGAAATCCTGAATGGTGACGCTGACAATATGCAGGATGACGGCGATGAGACCCGCGTGCTGGTGGATGTGCCTGACTACATTAGCCTTGCAGCTCAGCGTGGGCTGGAATACTACGATGCCGGTATGGGCGGCGAGGGGCTGGTTGATGCAACCATTGAGGAAGCCCGCCAGCTGCGCGCAGGCAGGGTTGAGGATGAGAAACTTATGCGTATGCGCCCTTGGATTCTGCGCCACCGCCAAGATTGGGAAGGCGTGCCACAGAATAGTGATGCGCAAAATGAAGCCTTCCCAGGGCCAGGCGCTGTTGCTGCATATCTGTGGGGCGTGGAGCCAACCGCAGAGAATGGCGCTGACCGCGTTTTACAATGGATTGACAGCACACTTAATGCTGAAGCAGAAAGGTTTGATGTGAAAGAGTTTGAGCGCCG